TATACGCTAATGCAACAGGTTTAGGATTGGAAACAATTCAGGACATGATGAAAGCGGAAACATGGCTAACAGCTGAAGAAGCTAAAGAGTATAATTTTATAGGTAGTATAGAGGTTGCTCTTGCTATTGCTGCTTATGCTAGTCCTAAAGAGTTAGCCAAAAAAGGGTACAAAGTACCTTCCAACTATGTAAATCAATTAAATAACGTGAATATGTCTGAGAAAGAAGGTCTATTAGACCAACTAAAGGCTTATGTTTCTGAATTATTAGCTCCTAAAGCTGAAGCAGTAGAAGAAACAACAGAAGAAACTGAAGAGGTTCAAGCTGTTGAAGAAACTACTGAAGAGGTTGAAGAAGAAGTTAATGAAGAAGTCACTGAAGAGCCACAGGATGCAGTTGATGTTGAGTCTATCAAAGCAGAGCTTATGGATTCAATTAAAGCTGAATTAACCGCTAAGGATAGTGAGTTAGCAGAATTAAAGAAAGAATTGGATAAAGCCAAAGCATCCAGAAAGCCTTTAGAAGCTAAAGAGGATGTAGTTAATCCTGAAGCTAATGTTAAAGAGGTGGATGAATTAGGTGCTGCAATCCTTAATATTTTAAAATCGTCTTATAAATAAATTTTTAAAAAATGGCAAATTTTATTACACAATCAATTTCTAGTACTTATTCAGGACAGGAATTTACAGAAATCCTTTTCGCACCTCAAGAGGGTAGCTCGGATTTAGCTGGTATTAGAGTAATACCAAACATCAAAGTTAAGGCTAATATGTACCTTAACTCATCTCTAACGAAAATCGTTAGAAAGTATACAACTTGTGGTTTTTCTGCAACAGGTGGAGTTACTAATGTATCAGATAGAACTTTAGAAGTATCTAAATTAAAAGTTAACCTTGAAGAATGTGGTGATGCTTTTTATGGTACTATTTTTGAAGAGTTTTACGGTTCAGGAACTGCAATTGATGACCTAACAGATACAGTAGTTGGAGAAGTTGCACGTAAAAGAGTTGCTGAAGCTATTGCTGATGATAACGGACGTATGGCTTGGTTCTCTGCTACTACTGCTGCAAATGCTGATTATAACCAGTTTGATGGTTTTGTTCAGTTATTTGTAGATAACTCAGCTTCTTTAGGTAAGTATGTTGAAATGACTGATATTTCAAATGTTGAAGATACTAACGGTGATTTAGTTGCTGATGGTGCTTATACTTTGTTAAAGTCTGCATACGAAAACCAAACTAAGGTTTTAAGACAAATGCCTAATGCTTCTAAGTCTTTTAGAGTTACTGCTACAATCGTAGATAACTTAATGACTACTTATGAGCAACTAGGAACAGGAAACGCTTTAGGGCTTCAGTTGTTAAAAGATGGTCAATCACTTTCTTTCAGAGGTATTCCAGTTATAGAAATTACTGGATGGGATACTCAGTTAGCTGATGCTACAAATCCTAATGCTAACATTGGAAAGAACATGGTAGTTTACACAGTAAACGATAACCTAGTAATAGGTACTGATGTTGCTGATGCTGGTTCTCAATTGAAGTTTAGAAGTAATGATGATGACGATGAGTTGTTAAAGATTATTGCTAAATATAAAATGGGAGCTCAGTTTGTATTTGGTGAGTTGATTTCTTTCTACTTTTAATATTAAAGCCCCTCTTTATGGGGGGCATTTTTTTAACTAATAAATTTTATAGAGATGTCAGAAATTTCAACAGATATTTTAATTAATTGTAACGATGAAAACCGTAGAGGGGGTATTAAAAGAGTATTCGTTATAAATAAAGATGATGTAACAACTTTCACAGCTTCTACTGATAATCATTCTTATACAGCAGTTACTTTAAGTACTACTGATGATAAGTTTTATGAGATTGAAGGAGAATTAGAAACTAAGTTATATAGCTCTGAAGGTTCTCGTGAGAATGGTTCTATTTCTTATGAAACTTCTTTAGAGGTGTTTTCTCCAAAAATGGAGAAAGTAAAAGCCAAAGGGATTAACAGTTATGTTGAGTCATGTGGTTTAGTTGTAATATTTGAAACTTACAACAAAGAAACTAATGATAATAAAGCTTTTGTACTAGGTTATGATGAAATCATGGGTAAAGATGCATCAGTTGATGCTATTGCTAATGAAGTTTTAGAAGCTGAGTTACAAGGTCAAAACGGATATACAGTTACTTTTGCTGGAAAGCAAGCTCAATTAGTAAGAGAGTTTGTAGGTAGTATTACTACTAATAGCTCAGGGACAGTAACATTCGGTTCATAATATTGTTTATGGTGGATAGTTGCTCTTGCAACATTGGGAGAGTTTAATGGCTCTCCCTTTTTTTATTAATAGTGAATATCAATAATTTTATTATATTTATAATATGAGCAAATTTATTATAGAGCCTAGTTTTATAGGTAAAAAGATAATGGGTTCAGTAGGTATTATTAATCTTACTGAAAAAACAAGCCAAAAAGACTTAAAAAAACTTTACAATGCTGGATTTAAAAACATTGTAAAAATTGAAAAGGTAAAAGATGAGCCAAAAGAAGATAAGTAGTATAAAGGCTAGTACCGTAAAGACTGACCCAATTACTACTCCAATAGTTAAGAAGGAGAAAAGACCTAACATAGATATTGAGCAGAAATGGATACCATTTTTCCAAGATTCAGATAACATCTATGTAAATGATTTAGCAAAAAGGGCAAGAAGGTCTAGTACTCATAGCAGTATTATAAATCAAAAGATAACATTTATAAAAGGTAAGGGGTTCACTTTTAAAGTTGATGGTGAGAATGTTGGTTATGATGAGTTACCTGATGATTTTAAAGAATGGTGTAAAGAGGTTAACCCTGAAGGAGATTCGCTATATGATGTATTTAGCGATATTGTACAAAGTTATGTTATTACTGGTAATGCTTACCCTCATATTAAAAAAAGCGGTGATTATACGGCTTTATATTCTGAGGATGCTACAACGGTAAGAAAAGGTAAAAAAGGTGAGATTGCTTACTTATCAAACTTTTGGAGAGATATAGAATTAAGTAATACACCATCTGCTCAATATCCTGTTAATGAATTAGAATTTATAAACGGCTTAAATCAAAAAGAGTTTTTAATTCATATCATGCGTAAATATCCAGAGTTTAACTTTTATGGATTACCTGATTATGTAGGTGCTTTAGATTGGATTGATATTGAGTACCGAATGAGTAAGTACAATATTGATAAGTTTGATAATGGTTTTTTTCCTAGTGTATTAATTCAGATGTTTGGTGAAGTTCCTGATGGAATGAACGCACAGCAATATGTTGAAAAGATTAAAGAGAAGTTTACAGGTGAAGCCAATAATGATAAATTTTTAGTAGAGCTTTTAGATTCTCCTGAACAGGCTGCAAGTATTAAAGAGTTTGAAAGGGAGAGGGATGGTGAATTTATGGAACTATCTCAACTAACTACTAAAGCAATTATAACAGCTCATAGAATTACACCAAGTTTAGCAGGCATTGAAACAGGTGGTAAATTAGGAAGTAACCAACAGATAAAAGATGAGTATGACAAGTTTATGAACAGCGTAGTTATACCAGATTTTCAAGAGCCACTTTTAAAGGTGTTTAACAGAATTATCAAAAGAGATACTAAATATGGTAACATTGAAATAGGTATCTTAAATGTTAGTCCTGTTGGTGATAGTGCTAATGTTGATTTAAATGCTGTTATAACCATTAATGAAGCTCGTAAAATGCTAGGATTAGAAATGTTGGAAGATGGTAGAGGTGAGCAGTTTGTTAATGAGAATGCAGTACAGAATATAGAAGAGGATACTATCGATGAAGAAGTAGAGAATGAAATAAATAACACTTATAAAAATAGTATTTATTCTAAAACCTATGCAGATTATCCTGATAGTGCTGTTAAAAATGCTAAAAGAGGTATAAAGCTAAATGATGACGTTAATAATAAATGTGCTACTAGCGTAGGTAAGCAAAGAGCTCAAGATATAGCCAATAGAAGGGGCTTAAGCTTTAGCACTATCAAAAGAACGTTTAGTTATTTATCAAGAGCAGAAGAGTACTACGACCCTAGCGATACTAAGGCTTGTGGTACTATCTCCTATTTATTATGGGGAGGTAAGTCAATGAAAAGCTGGGCAGAAAGTAAGATAAAAGAAATTGAAAACAGTTAATAAATATGGCGTATAATACTGAAATGATGACCTCAACAGAGGTGAGTAGTCAGGCTATAAATGATAATTATTTTGATACTGCTTACTTTGATAAGTATATTTTAACTTCTCAAAGAAAGTATATTAAGCCAGTATTAGGAGTAAAGTATTATGATGAGCTTTTAACACAAATAGCTGGAGCTAGTTTAACAGGTGATAACACTATTATAGTTAATCAGTTTATAAAGCCTATGTTAGCTCATTACATAGTCTATGAGGTGTATAGTAAGATTCATACACAGCTTACTAATCAAGGAGCTATGGAGAATAATACAGAGCAATCTAGTCAGGCTAGTAATTATGAATATTCACAATCTAGGGATTTTTATATTAATAAGGCTGATTTTTGGAAAAAGGACATGATAGAATATATCAAAGAAGCTAAAGATGATGATTCTACAAAGTTTCCTTTATTTGATGATTGTGATACACCTCCACAAGTAAATAAAAAAGGCATTATATTTTATTAAGATATGGCAATATTACATAAAAACATTACAGCTGCTGCTGATATTCATAATCCTAAATGGTTTAGCGGTGCTAATAATGGAGATTACGCTTTTAAAAATGAAAAAGGAGAGCTAGAGAGTACAGACGAATTGTTACTTCCTAGTGCTTTAAATTTTGTTGATGGTAGTGTAGCCCCTCCAACTACTAACAGCGGTGATATTTATATATTATCTTCAGGTGGTAGTGTTAATGCTGGATGGGGTTCAGTTGCTTTACAGGATTGGGTACGTTATGATGGTACTGCATGGAATAGCATAACACCTCAAAAGAGTAGTTTGTGCTATGATAATACTGCTGATACTTTAATGGTTTATGATGGTTCAGCATGGGCTGGTATGGGTTCTAGTTTTGGTAAGTTTGCCATTTCTGATTCATCAGGAGGTTATACTTATTATGCTACAATTGAATTAGCTTTGGCTGCTGCTTCTAGTGGTGATGTTATAGAGCAGTTTACAAATGTATCAGTTACAGGTACAACTACAATTAATTTAGTTGATGGAGTTACTTGGAATATGAATGGGTATGAATATAAAAACACCGATGCAGGGCAAGTTAGGATGTTTACCTTACCATCTAGTGCGACAGTAAGAATATTTAACGGTAGAATAACGCGAACTGCTGGAGGTGCAGGAAATGGAAATACTCCTTTATATAACAATCAAGCCAGTTCAACACTAATAGCAACAGGAACAACTTTTGAAAGTACTAATGGGAGTAGTGTTTTTACATCATGTAAAATCATAGACGGCTTATATATCAGCGGTAATAACACCTATAATATGGTTAATGTTAATGGGATACATATTAACGTTACAGCTGATGGACAAGGTCAAAATTATCATTACGGCTCAACGGTTAGACTTTATAATTCTTATTATAATTCTACTGGAAACTATAATATGATTGATGGAGGTGCTAAAGCTTATAATAGTGTCTTTAAAAGTTCAGGCGGTAGGGGTGCTTTACTCAATAATGGAAGTAATGAAGCTCATAATTGTTGTTTTATTTCTACATCAGCAGACGCAGTAGAAACAAAAGGGCAAAGTTCAACAGTCTTTAGTAAGCTTTTTAATTGTACAACAATATCAACAGGCTCAGAGGGTGCTGATATGTATGGTTCATCAGAAGCTTATAATTGTAGCTTTTATAGTACTGTTAATTTGGGATTAAATATTAGAAATAATGCTAAGGCTTATAATTGTAAGGCGGTAAGTTTAGCAAGTAAAGCAATAAGCGGTACTGCTGAATTTACTATTGTTAACTGCATAGCACAATCATTTTATGATAACGCGGCAGGACATGCTATTGAAGCATATACTGCTAATACTAGTTTTACTGTTGTAGGTTGTACAGGACAAACTATAAATAGTAGTGCTAACGGTTTAAATATAGCATCTAACACTAATGGAAAATGGGCAAATAATACATTTATAGGTATGACTACTGCTGTTGTAAATACTAATGCAAATCAAATGAGTAATACCGCTGATACTTATGGTAATTTATTAATATAATATAAAATGGATAAAGAGATTAAACAAAATGTAGTGCAATTTGATTTATTAAGCGTACCTCCTAGAATGATAGTACAGTTTATAGAGAATGATGAAGAAAATCAAATTATAGTTAATTATAGTGATTTAAGTGATGATGAAAAAAACATTTTTGATTCATTTAAAAACCTAT